CATTAAAATCATACGCAACTCTAATTCGTAATTTGTGATTTGAATTAAAATCTCCCAATAATAACATTCTATAAACTCTTTGAAAGCCTTGTAATCCATTAAAAGATATCCAACTAGTTTCAACCTTAGTCTGAATAAAAGTCCCATTGTCATTAAAAACACTGTCCTCATTATAAATTAATGCATCTGGACGAAGATAGTAGTAATTTCCTAGAATTGAGACGGCACTTAGTGCTTTGTGGTTTGTAAATGTTGACCATTTATTAAGAAAATAATTATATACTAGACAGTCTCCATCAAGTGAAGTAATTCGTATTTGATTTTTATCAGGAACTACAACGGCTGAGCTTAAGCTTAAATTATTAAACTTTTCAACAGGAGCGCCAATGTAATCAAGTTCTAAGGAACTCGAAAGCCTATATATACCTTTGTCAGACTTAAAAAATAATCCTAAAGTTGTCAACACTACTGAATTTGGCTCTTGACATCCAATATCAGAAACGATTAGCTCCGGTTCAATAAATGTATCTTGTTCACCTAAATTATTTGGTCCATCTCCAGATATGTAATAGATTGCTTTTTCTTTAAATATAATAAGCTTATCATCCATAGATTTTAAAGCTGCCATATCTCCTCCTAATTTAGGAATGGAAATACGTAATGAGTCATTAAATTCTACTGGACTATCTTCAAAATTAATTTTAGAATAAGAAAGTGATTGAGCTTTAGCAGTTGCTAAAAATATACGATTCTTATAGCTCTCTATTACTGTAGACTCTGGAGCTACTATATTTTCTAATATGCCTCCAGTTGTGTATATTAGTTCATTATTGATTAAATCTTCATCTGATATGGTGTCAATAAATGTAACAATGTCTACAGAAGGATCATTTAATAAAGGAGCTGCTGTATCTGTAATTTTATAATAAATTGTTCCAGCATTTTCAGTCCTATAAAGCTCCACAATAACATCTAACTTTTCCGTTAGGCGAAGCGTGGGTATGGTTACAGTAATAGTTTGCGTATCCGTTCCACCGGTTAAAGTTGCAACTATTCCATCTCCTTCGCCGCCGTCTGCTAAATTTGTCGCATCTCCTCCGGTTGCTGTTTGTAATGATCGTAAAAAGCTAGCGTCGGTAACTATAAAATTTCCATTAGTCCCATCATTAATAGTTGTTACTAATTGTGCAGTCGTCATATTAACTGGAACAGCTCCGTTGTTAACTCCATTATTAGGTGTAATAGTGCAGATTATCGCATTCTCTGTACCAGTAAAAACTACTAGTACTGTAGATGTTGGATTAGCCGCTGCTGGAAGCACTTGAATTGTAAACGTATCTCCATTTCGACTGTCTCCAGGCTCTGATGCAGTAAGAACTATATCAGTTGTTAAATTTAATGTTCCAGACGGAAATTGACTAATAGCAACACTCAAATCTTCTGAAGGTGATGATCTGTGTACTAAGCCTTGTGCATCAGTCCATACATAAATCGCCTTATAACCATAATCTCCACTAGTAATATTACCACCTGTTAAAGAGATACTAGAATTAACCAACCCTTCTGGATATATGTGAAATCCATGCTCTACAACTTGAGCACTATCGTACATTTTTAAAAAGCCACCAGAGATATGTAAATTTTCGCTTAATTGAGAATTTTGATATTGATTAGACGGTGAGAAGTCTATAACAGAACTGTTTACACCTAATTGGCTAAAAAATGTATTATTTTCTTCAACTATACGTCCCTTAACTTGAGATGTAATTAAAAACTGATCATCAGTTATGCTAACTACTTTAGGTAAATAACCGTTTGGTATAACATCTCCACCTTCATTTGGTGATAGGCGCGATATAAGTTGTCCTGTTTGATCTATAACAAAATAAGTAGATTGTAATGTATTATCGTGAAGAGCTGTAAAATATGAAACATTGTTGCGCTTAAATGCTTTACTTGCTAAACCAACAGATCTTTTTAAGACTGATGCCGTTCCTAGTACACCTGCTATGGTTATAGTATTTTTTTTAATAAAATGATTTTGAGTTTTTGGAGCTGATATTTCATAAAATAGATTATAAGTTCCAGCAACATCTGTCTCAGAGCTAATTATGTTTGTACCTAAGCTATTAGATTCAATAACTGTCTCAGGTAATAACTTTGTGCCTAAGTTAACACTATAAATAATTATTTTAAAGGCTGTGCCAGTATGATACGTACACACAATACGACATGAGCAGTCTGCTGATAGAGAGATGGATTTTGCAGGATTTTCAGTTGCAACAGAAATAGAGGAGGTGAGTGTATCTCCGTTATTAATTTGCACAAAAGATAGCTGTGATAAAGAGTTGTTGTATGCAATAACTATTTTATTATCAATAAGCTCACTATCAAAGTTTGAATTAGTCGTGTTAAAATCACTAACTACCGTAACCGCAGGCTCAACATTTTCAATATCAAAAATTTTAAACTTTCTAAATTTTATAGTTGCTGCATCTGAATATATGATATACACTTCATTATTACGTGCAACAATTCTAGACTTTCCAACAGAAGAGGTGACAGTGAATTTTGAAATTACATAACCCTTCGTACTATTATCCATTATAGAGAAGTGAATCCCATCTGCATCATTAAATGCAAAAATGTTCAACCCTTCTACATGGACACAATCTAGAGTTTGTTGTTTTCTATCATTTTTAATTACTGACGTGGATTCAGAGGAGGTAGTAAATGATTTCCCCTTGTTGCTCCACTTATCTAGATTTGGAATAAACGAATATATATTATTTACTGTAAAGCTTAACAACTCTTCATTAAATTTTGACAACTTTACAGAATCAGTAATTTTTTGCCCTGTTGTAGTTGTATCAAGTGTAACAGCCGTATATCCATTTCTCTTTTTAATTTCATTTGGAGTATCTAATATAGCATTTTCTAAAACTCCAACTGAGCCAATTTCTTCTTGTTTATCATCAACATAGGTATCTAAACCTTTTAGAAATGGAATAGATATGAATTGTTTCTGTAAAGCCATTATAAACCTTTAAAGTTATATATAGATATATGTTATACGCCTGCAAACCTACAAACTATGAAATATGCCATTTGGCAACGCCGTTTCCAATTACCCAAACAGATGCATCATTAGAGTTTATAACAAATGAAGAGGCTCCTTCAATTGTATCACTTCCTTGAGTAAGTATGGTTATGTTATTAGTGTTTGCTAATCCTGAAACATCTTTTATTACATAAAGTCTTCCTGTAGCTACGTTAGCTGCTAGTGGAAGTGTTACAGTTCTGGATGCAGTTGTGTCAACCGTTAAATATGAGAATGTGCTTGCTGGAGAAATTACAATGTTTGAAGAAACTGGTTGAACTTCAAATGTGTTAATCGATGCTGGAGTGCTTACAATTGCTCCACCAGAAGTAATTTGAATTGCTGTACCGGCTGAATTAGTAAAGTATAAGTCACCTGATTTAACATATACAGAGTTAGCATTAGTCGCACCTACTAAAGTGCTTGCGTTTGAATTATATTTAGATGATAGTAGGCTAGAGGCTCTAAAACCGTTAAAACTTAGGTCTGCATTAATATTCAATCCTGATGTAGGAACTTGAACACCTTTGGAACTTGTATGATCATGTAAATCTATAATATCAAATGCTGCATTTACTTTTGAAGCCCACAGCGGACCTACAGTAACTGATACAGTTGGAAGGTCTAATCCTAAAAATGTTGTAGCCATTATTTATCCTTTATCCTATTCGTCTTTTGAAAATTTTTTAGAAACTATCATTTTTGCAGCTTTCTTTCTCATTATATCATCTAAAAATTTCTTTTTTTCTTCAAGCTCATCATTTGATAAACCAGATTCTACATTTTCTAAAACTTCGTTAATTACTATATTTTCCTTAACATCAGGTCTAGCAATTCCCATAGACTTAGCTTGCTTATTTCTATTAAGTCTCTCAATAAGTTCTTTTAATTTTTTATCCGACTTTACCACGATGATTCCTTTTTAAACTGTTTTAAATTAGTTAAGTATACTAAATATTTAAAAAACTTTAGAACACCCAAATATCAATACATACGTCTGAAGCACAATTAAGATTAAGTGTCTTTTGAGTATTTGTATTGAAGTCCTGGTCATCCCATATCATTGATGCACCACGTTGTCTAGTAATAATCCAGCCCTTCAACTTTCTACCTAATTTATGCTCAAGATTTATAGTTGAACCTGCAATTAATTGTACTTTTTCGTGCAATATTCCATCTAAAATAACCTTATTAATAATAGGTTCTAATACTTGCTGAACATTCTCTTGGACACGTTTATTATCATTTTGTGTTCCTGGTCCAATTTTTTTAAAATTTTTAAGCATATAGAGTCCGATTAATATTCTCTTTAAGTATAAATAGTCTGATTAATGACACTTTTAAGCATATATACCACATTTAATCAAAATATGTTGTATAAATACTTAACTTTTTGAAAACATATAAAAATCATTCTCACTATAAATATCACTAATAGCCTCTCCCTGACCTGCATCTCTATTGTTGGCTGCTTCTTCAATACGACGCTTTAAGGCTGCTTTTTGAGCAGAAAGTACAGAGACGTCCGACTCTTCTTTTTGAAGCATTTTGATAGCTGCATCAACAATAATATATTCAGAGAAATTATTTAAATCATTTAAAATATCTCCATCTGCTGCTAATGTTGGAGCAAGTGGAATATACCATAATTTAATATTAATATTGCCTTCTGGTACTGGAGTAAATACTAAGTTTGAACCAACTAATCTATAACGTATGTGATTTGCGGTTAAGTATGACCATGTGCCAACATTTTGATTTCTATTACGTTCATTAAATGAGAATGGTTGTAAGGTGAACCATTGAGAGTTATTTAATTTTGCATCAACGCCACGTAATTTATAAAAATCACCAGAGGGCACTATCGTACTTAGAGCGTACTGTGTTTGATTTGCTACCGATTGAAATGTTACTTCTGATACATAATAATCTGCATCATAAGCTTGTATAAGAATATCATGTAATTCAGAGATTGAATTATTGATGTAATTGTTTAATTCTGTGTCAGATACGAATTTAGAGTTCTTCATATCTGCTCTGTCACGTGATTCTAATCGCAATTGTGCTAAAGTTATAGACATTTAAAATCCTTGAGTGCTGTTGCACAAAATAAAAAGCCTCCATAAGAACTATAGAGGCTTTTCATACTATCTAACTACGCTAGAATTTTTGAGAGAAATCTCAAGCAATAATACGTCACCATTTGCTGGATCTGTAGCTACTGCACCTGTTAAGGTAAATAGGTCAATTGTTTTGTCTACTGATACTGATTCAGCTTTAACTTGACTGTTTAAGTCTTCTTCAGTGCTAGACACATGAACCATTTTTACCATTAAAAGTTTATTGTACTTATCATCAAGAGTTATTTTGTATAATCCTGCAGAAGTTCTACTAATTGAAGCTACTCCTACTGAATCACTTGATTGTAAAGTAGGTGCTCCAGAAGCTCCTATAGATACTCTAACAAATAAGTGCTTAACTTCTCTTGTTAATGATTGTACTCTGTGAAAATTTCTATTAGCCATAATCTTTCCTTTGTTTTGTTTAGTCTCTAGGAAGTTACCCTGAGCTAAAATGTCCAGCCTAAGTTAATAAGCCGGACACATTAATAAATACTACAATTGAATGTTTGCATTAAACCCTGGAGCACGACAACCTAATTGAGCATAATAACCAATACGTACTTCTACAGCATCAGCATTAGACTCTCTTAACATTTTCATACCATCAAGATCCAATATCTTAGGACATTTACCAACTGAGTAAAGTTTCCAGTAAGATAAAGAAAGCATAAAAGCTCTATCACTTGGACAATTTTGATCTGCAACAACTGTGATATCGCCTTTAGGACCAACTATTTTGATTCCTCTAAAACCGATTTCAGCGTTAACTTTATGATCAACATATTGTACTTTTGAACCTAAAGCTTTTTCAAGCTCAGCAAATTTGCTGTAGTTCATAAAACAATAGTCAGGTCGTCCACCTTCTCTAGAAACACGTGAAGCAGCACTGATTAAAGCTTCTTCGATTGGTTGACTTGAACCATTGAATCGAATACCAGCTAATCTAGTTGCATCAGAAGTTCTATCTACACCAAAAAATGGAGTAGCTGAAGGAGCACTATCAGGAATCCAAGCTCTAATTCCTTTAATTTTTGAATCGTAGTCACCTTCTTGGAATACGAAGTCGTTAGTAGCATGTCCAGCACCACCGTTAATTGCAGTAGCTGCATCAGTAGTAATAACTCCTGAATCTCTATTAACACCAAGAACAGTAATCTTTCCAGATTTTACAGATCCACCACCGTTAGCAGTAGAAAATACTAATTCCATTCCAACTTCAAAATTTGTAACATCTTCAAGATTTACTAAAGTGAATGTTGTACCAGTACTACCTGTAAGTACTTGACCAATTACACCTGAACCAGTTCCATAAAGAGCGATTGCCAATGATCTAGTTGCAGATTCAATAGCTCCATCAATTTCTGAAGTAGCAGCTTCAAAGAAAGCATTGCTATTTCCACGAGAAGCTTCGATTGTTTCGTTATCGATAGAAGCTAATGAATAATCTTTACTTCTAGTCAATAAGAAAGCTTTGTATTGTGAGCTAGTTTTGTTAGCTTGTGCAATAGCAAAAGAAGCTGATCTTCCTTGAGGAATACCATACTTTATTGGTAGTTTTAAATTATCTCCACCAAAATTTTCATACTTAGAAAGCATAGCTAGTAAAGGATTATCCTTATAAACCATGTTCTCTACTTTTTCGTTCGTATAGTGCTGTTTTAGAGCCGAACTAAAACTTGTTAAATCTAACATAAATAATTTCCTTTTAAAAAATTAATAATAAATAATTAAAATAATTAGCCTCTAAACCATTTAGTTGCTAATAGTACTAAACATCCCATTTTAAAAGCTGGGCGGCTTTCGCTTTAGAATCATCATCTGATAACTTAGAGTCAGCATTTTTTGGCACCTGTGCTGATAAGGCGTTTGACAGTGTTTTTGACGACTGCGCATTTAATGGCTCGTTAGTCTTGGTTGACTGCTCTTTAATTTGTAACTTTTTTAACTTAGTTAACTTGCTGGCTTCTTGGTATAAATGTTCTTCAACGGCATCTGCTGCATCTTTTACAGGCAGTATGCGTTGAGTTTGCTGATAATGTTGATCGATAACATCAAATATAAGTTGTTGTGCATTATTTGCTAAAACTAGTTCATATTTATCAGGATCTGAATTTACTTCATTATTAATTTCAGATTGAAACTGATTAATAACTGCATCTAACTCTTTTTGTTTTTCAGCTTCTTCTTTTGCTGATAGTTTAGCCTCTAACTCTTTTATTTGCTTTCCAAATTTCTCTTCGTATTTTTTATCTAAATCTTCTTGAAGAATACTTAATTGCATTTCTGGAGTAACATCTTTTTCGCTTAGCATTAGTTCTGTTAACTTATCGTATCCTATTCCTAGTTCTTTTAGTGTATTTAGTGGATTACGTTTTAATCTGTACTCAAGTGGCAACTCTTCTTTAACCTCAATAACTGGTTCTTGTTTAGCGGTTAATTTTGCTTCTAACTCACTAATACGTCTGTCATATTCTGATTCACGTTGTCTAACTTCTTTTTCTCTTTTTGAAAGTGCGGCAAATTTTTTATTGAATTCACTAGAAAGTTTAGCAGATTCAGAGTTGTTAGAAGCTTCTGTATTATCATTTTGAACTGCTTCACTACTCTCTTCTGTAACATTTTCTGTAAGTGCCTGATTTTCTGATTCATCCGCATTTACGTTTAATGATTGTACAATTTCCGATGCTGCATTTTCTAAAGCCATTTCTATTCTCCATTTAACTTGGTGGACATAATTGTCCGATCTTTAAGTTAGATCATTCTATGTGTATAACTATGTGTTATTAAGTACTAATTAGCCTATATACTATTAAGTGCTAATTAGCCTACTTTCTATTCTTGTATAGATGCTTGCTCTTCTAGAAGTGCTTGCTGTTCCATTGCCTCTTCTTCTTCTGCTGTTGGAATGGTTTGTAGCTGAGAAGGAATTGGTTCGTCTTCATCACCTAATACGATTCCACCTTCAATTAGAGGGTTTAGAGCTTCAGAACCTAATTGAGCTTGAGCTGCTATGGTTTGAGCTGCTCCTGGAGCACCTTGTTGAGCTAGTAATTGAGTTTGTTGTGCTGCAGTTGGAGACGCTTGTTGAGCTTGTAATAATAAGCCTTGAGCATCTTCCATATATTGTCTTAAAAGGTCTAATCTATCTTCTGGAGCACCGTCCATACGATGCATTAGATAAGCTTGTTGTACTTTACGAATAGCATTCTCCAAGTTTTGATAAGGCTCTGGAGTTATGTATTCACCTTTTTCCATTATATGTTCTATAATTTTTTCTAGGTTATTTGAATCAGCATTAAGCATGTTCATAGTTCCTTCGAGGTCTGGAAAATCTAAAAGCTTAAGTGCATCTTCTTTACCTAAAAATCCTATGCTCATTAACTCTTGTATATCTGCTAATCTGCCAGCAGGAGTACGACTAAGTGCAGAAGTTGGAAACACGTCCATCATATACTTATCGTCTTCAATATTTACATCTTTCCATGATATAGTTTCGATAAATCGTCTTCCTTTAACGTTTACTTTATAGTCTTTACTAGAAGAATACAACTCTTTTGCTAAATCAATTATAATACTTGATGCTTCCATAAAAGCACTCTCATATCTTTTTGCTACAGACATAAATCGTTCTGTTTCCAGATCATTAAATTCACGAAGTGCCTTCCCCGAGTCTAGTCCAGCCGGTTTTAAACTTTGGGCACTTAATTGGCTAATTCCACTTATTTCATATGATCTTGAATATAGTCTATCTAAGTGATTAAATAAATCTGGAGGGATTGAGCCTAATTGTCCTGGAGTTGGAGGAGTTCCTGCATATCTAATAATTCCACCGATTTTATTATTGATGTGTGCGGTAACAATTTTTGAACTAGCCTCTAAAAAGATTTTAGGAATGGATACTAGATGCATTGAAATTTGAATAGTACGTAATATTTTATTTATTTCTAATTGTATTCCCTGAAGTTGTTCACTAAGTCCTTGTCCAAAAAATCCAACAGGTTTTTCTCCCCATCTAAAAAATACAAATGGAAAATATGATTTGTTATATGATTC